GTTTCTGTAGCTCCTTATGGAGGAGGAAATAAATATTATATTAATGGAGTTGTAACCCCAACTCTTAATTTGTCAGAAGGGAATACATATAGGTTTGACCAATCTAACTCAAGTAATTCAGGTCATCCTTTGAGATTTTCAACGACAGCTAATGGTACTCATGGCGGTGGAAGCGAATACACTACAGGGGTTACTACAAATGGAACTCCGGGCAGTGCAGGAGCTTACACACAAATTACTGTGGCTGTTGGTGCTCCAACTTTATACTATTATTGTACAAACCATTCTGGTATGGGTGCACAGGCTAACACACCATAATTGGTGTTATAATTAATTATGAGTTTTACAAAAGCATCCTTAAAAAGTTCAATACAAGATTATTTAGAGTCAGACGAGACTAAATTTGTAAATAATCTTAATGACATTATAAGAATTGCAGAAGATAGAATATTTCAATTAGTATCTTTGCCACAACAAAGAAAAAATGTGACAGGTAATTTAACTTCAGGTAATCGTTTTTTAGCAACGCCCTCTGATTTTTTTGCACCTATGAGCTTAGCTTTGATAAATAATGGTAATTATAGTTTTTTGGATTACAAGCATCCTTCTTTTTTAAAAGAGTTTGCACCTAACTCAACATCTACAGGAGTGCCTAGATATTATGCTTTGTTCTCTGACCAATCTTTTTCTTTGGCTCCTGTACCTAATGCAAATTTTTCTATAGAATTGCATTATTTACATAAACCAGCCTCGTTAGCGAGTGGAAGTGATAGTGGACAGACAATACTTTCAAAAGATTATCCAGATGCCTTACTCATGGGCTGTCTTGTTGAAGGTGCGTCTTTTCTTAAAGAGTCTCCTGAAGTCATTGCTTCCTACGAAGCGAGATTTAAGGAAGCAGTCAGTAGAATGAAAAATCTTTCAGAAGGTAGAAAAGTGAAAGATGAGTACAGATACGACTCTTTGAGAATTGGAGTTACTTAATGAAAATAGAAAAACTTAAGGGTGCAAAGGTTGCCCTTTTAGGCTTGGGTGTTTCACAAATTGATTTTGTTATTGGTGCTGAAAACAGCAAAGAATGGGATGAAGTTTGGGGAATAAATTCTGTTTGTGGAGTATTTAATTGCGACAGAGTTTTTATGATGGACCCTCCTAGTAGATTTTTTGATACTGAAGATGCAGGTAAACAAACCAAAGTGTTAAGAAGAATTTTGCCTGACTTGTCTGTGCCTGTATATACATGTGAACTTGATGACAGAGTACCAAGTGCAGAGCTTTATCCATTAGAAGAAGTATGTAATCACACAAAAAGTGCTTACTTCAATAATACTGTAGCCTATGCAATAGCTTTTGCTTTCTATAACGAAGTCGATACTCTTGAGCTTTATGGTATTGATTTTTCTTATTCTAATAATATGCACTTAGCAGAAGCTGGCAGAGCTTGTGTAGAATTTTGGTGTGCAAAAACAATGGATGGCGGTATGAAAATTGGGGTGAGCCCAAGAAGCGGTCTGCTAGATGCAAATGTGCCTATAACAGAAAGGCTTTATGGTTATCACAGATTAGAAGACCCTTATGTTGCAGTGCCTTTAGAAGATAAGTGGGTGATAGAAAAAAATTCAAAAATCAATGAGGTTTTAAAAGAAGAAAACATGTCTTTGATAAAAGAACCTCCAAAACCACCAGAACCATATAAAGGATAATGTCAGACTCTCTTTTTGAACTAGGAAAAATAAGCGTACATACAACTCATAATAAGGGTCATGACCCTGAATTTTGGGCAGAACAAGCTACAAAAAAGATATGCGAAATATCTGAAAATGCACCTGAGCATGTCAAACAACAAGCTTATGCTTTTCGCAATCATGTCTATACTGTGATACTACTAGCAATCAAAAGCGGTATATCTTCTGACAGAACAACTGTGGTAAACTTGCTTAATAAACAAGGTCATGGTGACATGGCTAAAATTATTAAGGAGCTTTGATATGGCAATAACATCAGCGATAGCTACAAGTTTTAAACAAGAACTTTTAGTTGGAACTCATAATTTTACTGCGAGTTCAGGACATACTTTTAAACTGGCTTTGTACACTTCAAGTGCTAGTTTAGGTGCTGGTACTACAGCTTATACCACTTCAAATGAAGCAAGTGGCACTAATTACACAGCAGCTGGTGCTGCTTTAACAAGTGTCACTCCATCAATTTCAGGCACGACAGCAGTTTGTGATTTTGCAGATTTGACTTTTGGAACAGCAACAGTAACAGCTAGAGGTTGTTTAATTTATAATGACACGCAATCTGACAAGGCTGTGGCAGTTATTGATTTTGGTGGAGATAAGACCTCAACAGCAGGAGACTTTACTGTTGTTTTCCCTTCACCAACAGCAACTGGTGCAATCATTAGATTAGCTTAAGGTTTTTACAACATGTTAAACTTCTTACTTTAGAAGGTTTAATGTATGGCTTTAACAAAATTCAATTTTAAATCTGGTGTAAATAAAGAAGAGACCAATCTTTCAAATGAAGGTGGCTGGGTTGATGCTAATTTTGTTAGGTTTAGAAAAAATGCTGTTGAAAAAATTGGTGGATGGGTCAAGGCAGTAACAGTAAGTTTTTTTGGTAAAGCAAGAGGTCTAATTACTTGGACAGCTACTGAAGGAACCAGATACTTAGGTTTAGGCACAACTCTTAAATATTATATAAGAGAAGGTAATGCCTTTTTTGATGTCACACCAATAAGAGCTACTACAGCAGCTGGAGACGTAACCTTTGCAAGAGTTGCAGTAGGTGATGCAACAATAAATGTAACAGAAACAGGACATGGTGCAAACGCTGGAGATTTTGTATCTTTTAGTGGAGCAACAAGTTTGGGAGGCAATATAAATTCTGCTGTACTAAATCAAAATTACCAAATTGCATCAATCGTTGATGTAAATACTTTTACAATAGAAGCTAAAAACACAAGCGGTGTTACTGTTACAGCTGCTTCAGGTGACACAGGCAATGGCGGTTCTAATACAGTAGGTAAATATGAAATAAATGTAGGCACCGATACATATTTAACTGGCACAGGTTGGAGTGTAGGTGCTTGGGGTGAAGGCACTTTTGGAAGCACTTCACCATTATCAACAAGTAATCAGCTAAGGCTCTGGACTCATGACCATTATGGAGAAGATTTGATTATAAATCCAAGAGCAGGTGGTATTTATAGATGGGTGCAAGATAATGGCTTAGATACAAGAGCTGTAGAATTATCAACAGTTGCAGGAGCTAACTTAGTTCCAACAAAAGCTTTGCAGGTTTTGACATCAGAGACTGACAGACATTTAATTGTACTGGGCTCTGACCCAATTAATAACGCAGGTACTGCTAGGACTGGAGCAGTAGACTCTATGCTGATTACTTTTTCAGACCAAGAAAACTTATTAGAGTTTGAGCCAAAAGCAACAAATACTGCTGGTTCGTTGAGACTATCAAGTGGCTCAACTATTGTAGCTGGCACAAAAACAAGACAAGAAATTATTGTTTGGACAGATACAGCTTTGTACAGTATGCAATTCATTGGACCTCCTTTAACTTTTTCTTTGAACCTTATTAATGAAGGTGTTGGTTTAGTAGGACCTAAAGCTTTTGCAAATTCTCCAAATGGTGTTTTCTTTATGAGTCAATCTGGATTTTATATCTATCAAGGCTCTGTGCAAAAACTACCTTGTAGTTTACAAAACCATGTTTTTAACGACATTGACAATTCACAGGCTTACAAATGTCATGCTGGTCTTAACGCTGAATTTGCAGAGGTCTGGTTCTTTTATCCATCGCTATCTGAAGGCAGTGGTGAAATAACAAAATATGTGATTTACAACTATGAAGAACAAACTTGGAGCATGGGTAGCCTAGCAAGATACGCTTGGCTTGATAACTATGGAAACGACAAACCAATAGCTTCTGGCATATCTGGAACAGATAATTATGTTTATAACCATGAGTCAGGCTCAAATGATGATACTCAAGCCATGTCCAATGTGTTTATAGAGTCTGGTGATTTTGATTTGGCAGATGGTGATAACTTCGTTTTTATAAAAAGAATTATCCCTGATATTCAATTTTTAAATGATTTAGGTGCATCACCAAATGGTGCGATAAATTTAGTTTTAAAAGAAAGAGATAATCCTGCTGAAAGCCTTACCACAAACTCGACATCTCAAATTTCTGCAAGCACAGAAAAAAATGATGTCAGAATGAGAGCAAGACAGTTTGTTTTGCGTTTTGAGTCTGATGATGATTTGTCACCAGAGTCAGATAAAAAAGATTTTAAATGGAGGCTTGGTAGTACAAGAATAGATTTACAGCAATCAGGCAGAAGGTAGATGGCTAAAATCTTAGAAACAAACTTGCCTTTTGCACAAGGAGAAGTAACTCCAGAGCTTTTTAATAAATTAATTAGAATTTTAGAGATAAATTTGTCAGCAGTAGACCCTGACAAAATACCATCGTTTACACAAACAGAAACAGAAACTCTTAGCTTTGCTACAGGAGCCATAATATTCAATACGACTAACAAAGTACATCAAGCTTTTGATGGTACAAGACTAAGAAATTTATACGCATCTGAAGCTATTACTTCTGGATTTAGTGGTACAATAAGCTTAGGTGTGGTGACTGTTACTATAGGATAGTAATATGAACGAGAGATTAAAGGAAAGAATAAATAATTTTGCAGGGTTTGACAGAGCTGTGCCTATGCCATTATCAAATACTATTGACAATTCTGTACCCATGCCAACACGAGATACACCTAACAATGCTGTGCCCATGCCTAGCGGTGACTCAATTGACCCAATGGACAGAATAGAAAATTTTCAGCTTATAAGGGATATACAAGCCTTGGGGGGTCGATTATCTGATGCAGAAATATCTATGTACATGAACATGACTCCAGAAGGAATAAAACAAGTTCGAGAAAGAGAAAACATAGACCAAATGTTAAATAGCTTGATGAAAGGAACTCTTGAAAAGCCAAAGAATATCTTTGATGAAGAGTTGAAAAACATGAGCTTTGAAGATGGCGTAGAATTATCAAGAAAATTAAATAGAGTACAGCCTGAAACCAGCACTTTTCAGCAACAACTACGCAATGCAAGAATGAACGATTTGATGGATGCTTTATCTCAAAACAAAGGCTCTTTATCTGACAGAGAAGCACGATATTTAATAGAAAATTTTGATGTAGATATTGATGGCAGAGACTATCAGTTTGAAAGCGATGGCGGTTTAAACTTAATGCGTTTAAGACAAAGACTTGGCTTAGAGCCAATGTACGATGCTACTGGCACAGAATTTGATGAAGTGACAGTTACCCCAGAAGCAGAAGCTTTGTCTATGATGGGTAGAGGTGGAGACACTGAGCTCGCACATTTAGAGCCCGGTGATGTAGTTGTGCCGCCACAGCTTTTAGATGCTGACCCTATGTTAGCAGACATGCTTGAAG